GGGTGTTGCCCAAGGCCAGATTCCCCCAGCCGAGCGCGGCATTCTGGTTCAGGTTCCAGGTATTAGCCCCCTGCCCGTAGTTCTGGCCCAGCGCCCCGAGATTGGCCTGATAGCCGCCGAGCGCCTGTCCGAAGCCCTGCCCCTGTGCGCCGAGCGCCGTCGCGTTGTTCGCGCCCACGGCCCCCGCTGCGCCGGTCTGATTGGCCTGATGCGTCTGAAACAGCCGATTCGCCGCGTCCGCATAATGCGTGTTGCCGTAGTCAATCGCAAACTTCGTCATCGCCTGTTGATAGTTGGGATCGCGGATTGAGCCACGCGCCGAGGCTTGCGCCCCCAACTGCCCGAGGCCTTGATCGAGGCCAAACTGAAATCCGGGGTCCGCCGCCATCGCTTCATCGCGGGTCGGCATTTTGAACGGCGTGTAATTGACCCGTTCGGTCTGCGGGACGCTTTGGCCGTAGCTAAACTGACCGGCTTCGTAATTACCCGGCGCAAAGTTGCCCGGCGCGGAGGCCGTCTGGCCCATGCCGAACCCCCCGGACTGACCGAGCGCCCCGAGGTTCATGTTTCCCCCAGCCGAACCCGCGCCGGCCCCGCCAGTATCCCCTCCCCCGCCACCCCATGCGGGACGCAACACTCCGTTACCGGCGGCAGAGCCTCGGGCATTGCCGCCCATGTCGAGCGTTTCTCCGAACGGCGTTTCAACGGTGCCGTTATCGGACACCCATTTGCCGCCATTCTTGGCGAGCCAGTCTTTCATGCCCTGCACGGAGTTCACGCCGGACGACATCCACGCATCCCGATACTGCTCGCGGGTCATGCCGTTATAGGTGCCGTCATGACCCACGTTCTGCGATGGTGCATTGGGCGTCGTCGGCGTTGTCGGAGGCGGCGTAGCTGGTGGCTGCTTGGCAGACGACACGCCATTGGCATTCGTCGTCTCGCCGGGTCCGTTCGGCGTGCCATCGATCGGCTCATAGCCGCCAGCTGAGTTATAGACAAACCCAGGCATCCCCGGCACGGGCGAGCCTGGAGTGTTTGTCACGATTGGCGGCTGCGTGTTACCGGGGCGCACCAAGTGATCGCCATTTGGCGAGAATCCGTTGTCATCAAACCAGCCCATTAGCTCACCCTCTGGACGCCTTTGGCGACCAACTGTTGCTCCATCGCCAACGGAAACTGCCGTGTCTCGCCATCAGGCGCACGAAACATACCCATCGGCTGCTGACCTTGAGCCGGTGCGCCTTGCGGCTGAGCAGGTTGGCCCAATGCGCCCATGTTCATCTGCGACATTGGCATCGAACCCGGCGACGATGCGCCGAGTCGCTGCGCGGGCAACTGCATATAGCTGCCCATGTTCGACAACTGGCCCAACTGACCCAACGATTTCAGGCTCTGATCGACATACGGCTGTCGGTCGGACCGTTGCAGGTCGAAAATCCGACGCGCTTCGGCCAGCGCCTTATCAGACGAGGCCGCCTGAATATTCGCGGCGGCTTTCGTGGCGTTCGACTGCTGTTTGCCACCAAACAAAGAGAACAGGCCACTGACACCAGCGGCGATAAGCGGAATAGCTGCGGCAACAGGCATTAGGGCAAGCTTTCTAGGCGCACATCATAGGCATACGTCATCGTCGTCGCGCCAACGGATGCGTAGGTAATCTGATAGGTCACATCGCTGCTACTGTCGATACTAAACACGAAACTGCCGTTCTGCTGCGTCGTCAACGTGTTTCCAGTTAATGCGCTGCCGCTCTGCGTAAACGATTGTAGATTGTTCGTCCATGCGGCGGTAAACGTCAGCGAACTACTCACCGTGGCTGCCCGTGTCACCCACATCGCATAGGTCACGCGATACATCCCGGCCGCGAGCGTCGTCGAGGCCGGAAACGCCGTCGCCGCCACCGTCGCCCCGACGCTGCTATCGGTCGCGCTCGAAAACTGCTGCGAGGCGGCATCGACGGAACTGACCACGGCTTGCAGCCAGCGGTCGGTCTCGGCCTCGATTTTATCGTCCTTCGTGACCCATTTACCTGTGCGGGGAATGCCGGGGAGTTTCATCTACCACGTCCCTTCTTCGACATCCACAAACGCTTGGGAAATCCGCCACGGAATCGGATCGCTCACAATCAAGTCCCACACGCGATTGCGCGCCCGGCCCAATCTCCCGCGAAACATCGCCCGCGCCGCGTAATCCCCGCGCACCCCTGCGCTGGTCCAAATCTCCGACGAGAACGTATGCCCGCCGTCATTCGACCACGACAACATCAACTGCGGATCGCTGCCCTGTCCGGTCGAGAGTGCCACGCCGGTTTCCATGTCAAATTGGAGATTGCTATAGAATAGGTATTTCTCCTGCTCCGAGAACCCTCGGAACCGACGCAGCCGACGAATCCCCGCGCCATCCACATCGGTCGCCACCGTGATCGACAAGCTATAGACCGCACCCGTCAACCGATCACCAACGAGATTGAGATTGTTTGTCGTATGGCAGAAATACTGCGGCCGGTAGCAGTCAAAGCGCGTCTGGTTCGCGTTCCAATAGCCGCGCTGATGCCATTGATTCGTATTCGGGTCATAGACCCATGTGGCGTTGGCGGTCGGGAAGTTCAGCACGTAGAACGTATGGCCTTGCTCTTGGTAGACGAAGCTCACGGCATCGTCAATCCGCGCATACCCTTGAATCGCAAACTCAATGGCATGCGTGGAGAGACGCACCGGAGCGTAGCCGTCCAACCGTTGCACCATCCCCGCGCCTTGCGCGTTCTGGGACACCCAGAGGAGCGTGCTATTGAGCGACGCGAGCGAGAACGGGGCCGCCGCCCCTTGCTGAATAAACGCGCCCTGACGCGGCCCAAACGGGAACGGGAAGAGGCCCGTGTTATACCAGGCTTCCGAGGTCTGCGACCCCATCAACCAGATATCCGCGTTGATGATCTTCATGGCGACCCAATCATCGCCGCCCTGCGTGCGCTGCGCGATCTGCGTCGGCGTCCAGCCGGTCGCATCGTTCAGGTCGGAGACTTTCAGCGTCGATGTCGTCGCGTCCAACACAACAATGTAGCCGTCGAGGAAATCACATGTCGTCGCGCCCGACGCAATCTCCGTTGAAAACGTCGTCGAGCCGATGTCATAGCAATAGCCGGTATCGCCCGACGTGATGAAGATTTGACCGCCGCCGTCCCCGTTACTGGTAATCACGGCGGGATTCCCATTCACGGCGACCGTGCCGATGTTCGTCGAGGTCGTCTGGAATGAATCCGTGCTCATGTAGACGTTGAAGCCTGAGACGGCAAACGTCAGTCCGTCCTGATGGAACATGCCGCGAATCGGCCCGGGCGACAACGTATTCACCAGCGTGACACCGGGACAGGGATACAGCGCAGCGTCCGCTTTCGCGCCGGGACTCTCCATGATTTCTGGGTAAAAGTTAATACACAGATCGCAATCAATCCCAGGGTTTTGGGATGTGTAAAACCCACTAGCGAAGGATGGAATTCGCATATGTCATGCACTCCAATCCCTGTTAATATTGGTCGCATGGCACCGACTAAAAAACCGTTCTGGGAGCGAATCAATAAGACAGACTCGTGCTGGTTGTGGACTGGCAGCCATGATGGATTTGGATATGGATTCTCGTATGACTCCGAATCCAAGAAACAGACTAGAGCGCACCGCGCTTCGTGGGTCCTGCATTTCGGACCCATCCCCAAAGGGATTCTTGTTCTTCACAAGTGCGACAATCCGCCGTGCGTAAATCCAGAGCATCTGTTTCTGGGAACATACAGAGACAATGCGGTTGATCGATCGACGAAAGGAAGAAACAACAACGTCAGGGGAGTAGACATTAATCACTCTCGTCTTAACCCTAAGCAGGTTTTGTATGTTCGATCTTCCGATAAGTCTCTGAGCCAACTCTCTAGCCAATTCAAAATCAGCACAACTTCCATATGGAACATAAAAACCCGCAAGACATGGAAATGGCTTGAGTAGCGTATACGCGCCGTTGGCAAATGCGGGAATCTTCATTTTGCCGTCACTGCGTGGCCGAGATTTCGCGCCGAGACATACGCCCCCACCGCGAAGATGAACGCGCTCAATCGGCGCGTGGCGGTCGGATGGTTCTTATTCAGGAAGTAGAGGTAAACGACCTGCAGGCCAGTCATGCCGCCCTTAATCGCCGCCATCTGGCCGCACGAATACTTCGCCATGCGGGGATTCCCCTCACGCACGCCCGGCTTAGTGAGGGCGTAACAGGTCGTGGCTACGTCCAATGCCGGACCCGCAGCCGCCAATCCCATCCACGGCCACGGTGATTGTGTCTGCGTTGTGATCGGCACCGGCTGCACAGCGGCCTGCGGCAGCGTGAGATTCAATGGCTGCGGCGTCTGCATCAGGGAGAGAGAAAAGATAAGCGCGATCATTTACACCGCGTTCGTGATGATGCCACCCTGAATGGTCAGCGTCGTATAGATGCCTGTTCCGGTAAATCCATTGGTGCCGTTGAACTGGAAACCAGCCGTGCCGTTTACCTTGTTCGCCTTGACGGTGGCGGTGTCGGCTCCGGCGAAGGATAGGACGTTGAATGTTCCGTCTGTCGCCGCGCTAAGCGTGACGCCAGTTGTCTGCGAATCCTTGACGAGTTTGACGATGCCATCGGTGTTCGCGCCTTTGAAGCCACCGAGATTACTGAACAGGTAGCTCGACTGAGCCCCAGCGACAATGTTTCCGCCGAGAGTGATATTCCCGTTACTCCAAATATCACCAAACCTAGTTGCTGTCGCGCCAAGATCCACCCCGCCGTTTGAGTGTGGAACGAGTGCGCCGCCGCTGAGCAACGTGATCGAACGGCTATTCGCTTGAATAATCGCGTTCGCTACCCCAGAAGGTCCGAATGTGACGTTAACCGCTGCGCCCGCGTTGAACAGCGGCGACACCACGCTCGTCCCGGCGTAGATGGAACGGGGACGGGTCGCCCCGGATGCGCCGATGTCGTAGGTGTTGTCGGTGACGGCGAGAAGGTGCCCATTGGTACCGTCGATATCCCACCGGCTAACGTCATTCGTGGCAAAGCGTATCGACCGAGTGCCGGTTCCAGTCCCAGCCGCCGTCGTCGCGATGCGCAAAATATTTGAGGCCCAAGCGATCTGACCGCGCTCATAGTTCGTTGAGTTCGTGCGCGTGTTGTAGATATACTCAGACTGCGGCGACGTGGAGTTATACAACTCCGTGACGTTCGCTGTTGTCCCAACCAGCGACTGACCGCCAGAGAAGATAAACTCCGTGCCAGCCACCGTCGTCGTCGCCGCAATGCTCCCCGGCGCAACAAACGTCGAGGGGATGGAGAGCGTCACCGCCCCTGTCGCCGCGCTCGCCGTAATCTGGTTCGCCGTGCCGGTGATCGACGAGACGAACGCGCCGCCGCCGGAGCCATCCGCTAAGAGTGAGCCAGTCGTATTCGCCCACACCGCCACATTGCCAATCGTCGACGTGGCCGGCCCCGAGACGCGCCCGAGAAACACCGCTTCGTTCGCCATTAGGCCAACTCACAGACCAGCGTTAACGTGCCGCCGCCGCCCACGATGGTCGAAATCCGACCACGCACGAAGCCATACGCGACACTCGGCGGCAACGCGACAAACTTCTGTAAACCACCGGAGACATCCGAGGCGTTAATCGTCGTAATCGCCGGATACCCGCCAGTCGTGACGCCAAAGACCGGCGCGTTCGGATCGGCGGTGATCTGCGTCGTCGTTTCAATCGTCACGACGCCAGACGACGTGGTGCCTGTGCTGTTCAGGTAGAAGGACACGTTATTCGCGCCCCGCACCGGAATCCATGGGCCGAGCGTCTCGTCTGCGCTCTGATCGGTAAAGCAAATGACCCGCTTGGGTCCATACGGAGTGCCACTCATGCTAATTACCCCCCGAGCCGCTCACGATGTTGTATCCGTATTCGCGATTGCCCGTTAAAATCTCCTGCGGCATATCCGCAAGTTTGTTATTGCCGCGCTTAAACGTCCGCATCGCGTTCTGACCAATCACCATGACATCCGGCGGGCAAATCTTCCCGTAGGGCGCACAGAGCCGCATCGCTAGCGCGTAGACCAGCAGTTCGTCGGCCCCGGCGGGTAAATCCACCGACGCCGCGAGCGTTGTAAACTCCGCAATCTGCGACAGCCGGTAAATCACGAGATCATTGGTCGCAATATCCGGCACCGGCCAAAGAAAAATCTTGCCCAATCCTGACGCATACGTCGGCTGATAGAACAACGCCGTCGGCTGCGCGTTGCTCAAGTCCTTCACCTGGATGGCGTCATAGGCGTCATTGGTCAAGATCGCCAACGGCACTTCAACGGGATCAGGCGTGGCCGCCGTCAACAGCACCGCCGCGCCCTCAATCACATTCGGACGGGTCGTGACGAGATTCCCGGTCGGCCCAATCGTATACGGATTAGTCGGACTGCCCTTCCCCGCCGTCATGTCGAACACTTCCCGAATGCGACAGGGAATCGACTGCGGTTGCAGCGACAACTGCCCCATGAGCATGTTGAGACGACGGAGGGCGTCCTGCCCATCCGTCGCGCTCACGCTTTCATTCGGTTGGTAGACGCCGATCAGCCCAAAGGCCGAACTGATCAACGTCGAGGCCGTCGTCGCCATTGCTACGCGCCCATCGCCTCGACGAGCTTCTTGTAGAAGTCATCGCGTGGGGATTCGGCATCCCACGTCAGACGCCGATAGCCGCCCTTGCTCTGGATGTCCAGATACCACCAGGAGGGAATCGGCGGATCGCGGAGATCATCGGACTTCGTGACGATCTCCACGGACTCCGACACCACCGCATGCGTGTCATCATCAATGACCGCCATACGTTACGCCGGGTCGCCCCAGCTAAACTGCGTGGTCGTGACCGCCGTCGAGAGACGATTCGCGGAGAAGCGATCATTCGTGCCCAGCACGAACATCGTCGCGATACCGCCGTTGCCGCTATCCACATCGAACGTGTTGTTGAACACCGCGTTGTTCGCGCCGTTCGTCGCGTCGTAGAAGATCGCCGTCGTCACGCCGTTGTTAACGTAGCTCAGGTGGTTGTCGTGAATCGACGCGCCAGAGAATCCCGCCTGGATATGGCGGTTGTTCCCCCAGAACTCGTTCCCGTAAATCTGCCATGCGTAGAGCGTTTTCACGCCGCCGCCTACCGCATACCCAATCGCCTTGTCGCCGGAATCGCCAAACCCGAAAAAGACGTTGTTGGATATGGTGACGAAGTTTGGGAGGCCCGTCGAAGTGACACCGCAAAACGCGCCCGTGAACCAGCAACTGTCAATGGTGGCATGCGAGGCATCCGGGTCAGCCGGCGGATCACCCGTGCCACTCACCGTCAGAATGATCGCGGCCTTTGAGGCGGTGCTGTTATTGAAAAACACGTTCTGGACCGTCCAGCCCTGCCCCTTGATGTTCAGGAGTTCATTGGCCGCGCCAGAGGCCGGAGACAGCCACGTGGAGCCTCCGCCGTTTGCCGCGCCCGAGGTCGTCGCCTGACGGGGCTTCGTGCCCATGCCGACAATCGTGATGTCGTTCACAATCGGCGTCGTCGCCTCTTCAAACGTGACCCCGAGTAGGCCAATGGTCATGCCCGGATTCAAGAGACGTGAGCCGAATGCGCCGGCCATCGACGCAAACGGACGATCATACGTGCCCGTCGCCGTGCCGTTATCGCCATACTGCGGACGCACCCAGAGATCAGGCTTATTGACCGCGGCAAAGTTGCTGTTGATGTCGCGAATATTGGCGCTCGAAAAAACGCCCCCTCCGGTAATCGGTGTGAATGCCATGACTAACGTTCCTTTCCATGCACGCGCCCAAGATTGAGCGCGAGACACGAGGACCGTAGCCCCCGTGCATGGGTCTTACTCGGTCACTTTGCGCGGACGGCCCCGACGCTTGATGGGCGTCTCCGGGACTTCGGCCACATGCTCAGTGACAGACTCTTCATACGCGCGGGCTTCGGCTTGCGCGTTCTCGCTCAGCTTCCGGTCGTTGTGCGCCCGGTTCGCCGCGAGCTTCGCAAATTCACGTTCGTTCGCTTCGGCCAACGCAATCGCATCTTCCTGCCGATGCCGCAAGCCTTTGCCGAACAATTTCGATTCTTCGTCGGCATCCCCGGCCACTTCCATGCCCAGAATATCAATCTGGTTCTTGCTGTCCCGGCCGGCGCGATACATCGCCTTCGGGAACTCTTCAAACACCCGAGGCCCACGCTGGCCGCAGTCGTCGCCAATGCGATACTCCGCATACTCAAACTTGAGTCGTTCCAACGCGGCCGGGCTTCCGGGGATTTCCACAACAGGCATACACACTCCTATGGTCTTACTGCCGGAGCGCAGCACCATGCCGCGCCCCGGATACCGAGAGAACTACGCGAGCGTGCCCG